CCATATTGGGCCAAAAGTTACCACCGAGATGGTCGCATTGGCACACACGTTTTTTACACAGCACCCGAAGGGAAATGAGAATGTTTAACATGACACTTGAGCAACACTTGGAAGAGATGGGTATCCTTCCTATCTCCCCTCTTGAGGAACTGGATACCGTAGTTAACCCTGTAGGTTATGATGAAGACCTGCCCACATACGATGAAGAAACAAAGGAGTACCTATTCTAATGAAACTCAAATACACACACAAAGAAGACCCACGGGAAGCCGTAGCCTATAAGTTTCACATGGAGCATGACCAAGAAGAGATTGGTTTTTGCATTCGTATTCTTTGGACAGATAAGGCTGTCTGGATTTACGATGATGGGAGTGTCCAAGAAGGTATGTGGACACCAGAGGTTGCCGATGTACTGTTCCACGAAGGTGACACAATAGAGATTACGTTTTAAGGAGAAACACAATGACTGACAAACAGTATGACAAATACGTAGAAGAGCTAGAGATTAGCTATGACAACGGAGAGATCACCTACGAAGAGTTTAACCGTTACATGCGTGAACTAAATGAAGAATATATGGAAGTAGATACAGAATGACACAAATCAAAACAACATACATCGACCACATGGGGTCAGACCTTTCGGTAGTCAACGCAGCACGGGTTAGCTTTGGCAAGAAAGCTGACTGGGTTTGTGCGGGGTGTGGTGGAACTAATTGGGTTCATGACTATGACTACGAATACTACTGCGGTGACTGTAAGTTAGGTGATGATATAACCCTATCTGACCGTGACACCAAGCTGGTTCAATACCTTGCCAAGCACAAGCACATCAGCCCATTCGGTCATGCCTTTGCATCCTTCCACATCAAGGCTCCTATCTTTGTGGCTCGACAGCTAGTGAAGCATAAGTTCCTGCGTTGGAATGAGATCAGTCGTCGTTACGTTGATGATGAGCCTGAGTTCTATGTGCCTGACGTATGGCGTGGACGTAGTGCTGACAAGAAGCAGGGGTCAGACCCTGATGTAGTTATTGATACTGCGTACTACGACAGGGACGATGGTTATAATACATGGGATGGCGATGCTACATCTGTAGCCCATGAGGCTTACCAGAAGATGATTAAACTAGGCGTAGCACCTGAGCAAGCCCGCATGGTACTACCACAGTCTACTATGACTGAGTGGTACTGGTCAGGTTCACTGGATGCCTTCGCTGACATGTGTCGCCTTCGGTGCAAGGAAGACACACAGTATGAGTCACGCCTTGTAGCTGACCAAGTGTCTAATATCATGCAAAACCTGTATCCTGTATCGTGGGCCAGCCTAATGGAAGGACAAGACGATGAGTAACCATGAAAAGCCCTGTCCTTTCTGCGGCAGCACAAACCTAAAGAGTGGTGGTGATGATAAAATCGTAGGCACTTGGTGTTTGGACTGCGAAGCCATAGGACCGAACCATTATGGGAGACATGAGTGGAATGATCGAGCCGACCGCATTGAGGAACTGGAAGCCAAGCTGGCGAAGGCGGTGGAGGAAAAGCTGGACGCAATCGACACGCTTAACGCTTGGTTTGACCGCAGAGAACTGGCGCATGATGCCGTAGATCAGGCGGTTGTTAATGCTGCATCTGGATACCTACGCATATCACGGGTCGGAGGCATGTCGCAGAAGAAGAGTGATCTTGTGCTTGGCGTCATTCAAGACATGGCGCACCTCAGCGTGTTTGCCGATCTGTTTGCCCGCACCACCCTTGCAGAACTATCCAAGGAACGCAGTGAAAAGGGGTAAACTATGAGTAAAGAAAACGAAGTTTTAACAGACTACAATGTAACCCGTAGAGTGGCGACCAAGATCACAGACCGCTTTAGTAGTATGCTACGTAACCTAGAGGAGGACTTCGAAGAAGAGATTGTAGTGTGCTGCCTGATGAAGTATTACGACCTATGCTCAGTGCCCGTTAAGGACGAGGGTGGTATGGATATAGATGTAGATGAAGACCTACTGTGGGCTATTGAACGTATCTTGCAGGACTTTATGACTACACCTGACTTCAACGATTGGATGCTTTTCCGTAAAGGTAAACGACCGAACAAATGCGGAGATTAACCCCTGTATTTACCGCAAAGAATAAGGAGAATGTAAGCTTCGTAAGACATATTCAGCCGTTACGACTTACACGTACTTCAAACACGCAAAGGACGGAGAATAACTATGGATGTTAAAGAAACACTGACGGATGTACTACAAACAAATGCAGCAGTAGAGATTATGAATGAGATTGTAATCCACGCATTGCAAAGCTCTCGTGATACTTGTGCAGAGATGCGTGAGCTGCTCGAGGCTAAACGTGACCGTAAGGGCCTCTGGTCTAGTGCCGAAGCGGAGGACTGGGCAAGCCTTGTGCTAGACATAGCAGCACTAGATCGTGTGATTGACTATTATGGAGGATAACATGAATAAACTGTATGACTGAGAGCCAATGATAATGGATTGCTGGCATGTATGCGATGACCTACAGGTAGTGTTCAGGCAGATAGGTGACGGTGAACGTGAGCCTACAGAAGATGAAATGATGAACACCTTGATGGGTATGCAACAGCTATACCAGTGGAAGTTTGAGCAGTTGTTCTTCAAGTATGAGGAGGCAATACGTGACAGACAATGAGTGGCCTATAGAGGCAGACTTTAGTGACATCAGACCTATGACACCAGAGGAACGTAAGGCATCTAAAGATCGTGACGAGGTTAACAAGTGGCGTAAGTGTGTAAGCTGTGGTAATGCAAGCAAAGACACATGGTGTGGCTTCTGTTTGGAGGAAGAGTAATGATAAACAGTGAGTGGAAGAGACTAATGAAAGAGCATGAAAACTTTAAGGAGAACGTAATGGCAGAACATACAGCAGACATCGTGAATGAACCTAAGCATTATGCACGGTGGGAGATAGAACCTATCACATACATCATGTCCAATAGCTTTGACTTCTGGCGGGGTAACATCATCAAGTATGCTAGTCGTGCAGGGTTCAAGGCATATGATGGTAAGACAAGGGATGCCAGTGAAATCCTTGACTTGAAGAAGGTGATCCGGTATGCTGAGATGCGTATCAATCAACTGAATGGAGAGGAGAAGCTGTAGTGTTTACTGTTGAGTTTGAGTTTGACCACGTTAAGATCATCTCAATGGATGAGACTGGTGAGCACGAAGACTTAAAGGTTTACATCACAGATGATGGGACTGTCTTCCTTGCACAGGATGACCCAGAGGGTGACACTGAGGATGTTGTTGTGGTTCGTTATCAACAATTGCTTGACATCCTAGCATCCCTCCATCAGACTGAGGGTGCATACCAGAACAGAAAGAGGAGTATGAATTGACTATAGAATTTTTATACGGTGCATCTGTTATGTATCTTCTAGGCGTCCTGTTTTTCTTTGAGGCTTTCTCCTCAGATGAAGAAGGTGCTGGGGTAAGTTACTTAATCACGGCCTTTGTGTGGCCTTACATTGCACTAAAACTAATCGTGCTAAGACTTTTGCACGGTAAACAGGAGGACTAGACATGCGTTGTTATATATGTAATGCTATGACACAGGGCACAGAGATATATTGGGAAGAAGACAAACAGTCATGGTCTCCTTGCCCTAAGTGTATAGCCAAGGTAAAGGAGGCACAAGAGTTTGAACTATTCGATGGACTACGAACACAAGAAACACCTGCCATGCCTAAGCTGCGGGAGTAGTGATGGTGTTTATCCACACAAGGACGGGGCTTACTGCTACGTCTGTAAAACTAAAACATTCAATGATGAGGAGGACAACATGCCACAGCCACACCTAACCGCAGTCAAGCCTCTACCACCAGTTACGGGTACGCCTTCAGCTATCCCTAGCCGTGGTTTAACTAAGGCAGTGGCTGAGAAGTACAAGGCACTCACATCTAACGGACAGGTTAACCTGATCTACACCTTGGATGGTAAGGCTACTGGCTTCAAGCAACGAGGCTTGCAAGAGAAGACATTCAAGTTCAACGGTAATGCCAAGGCAGACCTGTTCGGACAGTCAGCATTCTCTAAGGGTGGCAAGTCAGTCACCATTACAGAGGGTGAGTTCGATGCAATGGCTGCGTATCAGATGATGTTCATGGCAGAGCCGTGTGTGTCAGTAATCAACGGTGCCTCAGGTGCAGTGCAGGATTGCAAGCGTAACTATGAGTGGCTTGATAGTTTTGAGAAGATCAATGTCTGCTTTGATAGTGACACTGCCGGACAGAACGCAGCCCTAGCTGTCGCTGAGTTGTTTGATCCACGCAAGGTACGCCTTGTTAAGATGACACTCAAAGACCCTAACGACTACATCCTCAAGGGCCGTGAACGTGAGTTCATCGACAGTCACAGGAAGGCTGGCCCCTTCACACCTGACGGTATCATCTCAGGTGCTGACATGTATGAGATCGTGGCTACACCTCCCAACTATGAGAGTGTGCCGTATCCCTTCGATGGTCTCAACGACATGACCAAGGGTCTACGGACAGGTGAGCTAATCACTGTGGTTGCTGGCACAGGTGTTGGTAAGACACAGGTTATGCGAGAGATACTCTACAGTCTCATACGAGAAGACAAAGGTAACGTAGGCACCCTCTTCTTAGAGGAACCAACCCGTGACACAGGCTTAGGTGTCATGTCAATTCATGCAGACAAGAAGCTGCACCTACCCGATACAGAATACACGCAGGAGGAATTTGATGCAGCGTATGAGGCCACTCTTGGAAGCAGTCGTGTCTATTTGTATGACAGTTTCGGCAGCAATACTGTTGAACGTATTGTTAGCATGGTTCGTTATCTAGCACGATCCTGTGAGTGTAAGTTTATTATCTTGGATCACATCAGTATCGTGGTAAGTGACCACGCAAAGGATGAACGCAAGGCACTGGACGAGATCGTTACCAAACTAAAGACCTTAACGATTGAGCTTGACATCTGTTTGCTTATGGTGTCTCATCTAAGTAGGGACAAGAACCGTAAACCACCAGAGGAAGGCGGCACTATAAACCTCCAGGACATCAGAGGCAGTGCTGGTATCGGTCAATTAAGTAACATCATCATTGCCTTGGAACGTAACACACAGGCAGAGGACGAGCTAGAACGTAACACCACTAAGGTTCGGGTAATCAAGAACAGATTTACGGGCGAGACGGGTGTAGCAGATAGCCTAGTCTATAGTAAACACACAGGCAGACTCACAAGTTATGGAGGATAAGACATGGAGGTAGTGTTCGACATTGAGACTGATGGCTTGAACCCTACAGCCATTCATGTCATGGTAGCCAAGGAGGTAGGTGTCAAGGGTAACTACATTATCCGTGGCCCTAAAGCCTTTGCTAAATTTGCACCCAAGGTAACCAAGTGGATTGCTCACAACGGCGTAGGGTTTGACAACAAGGTAGTCGAGAAGCTATGGGGTTACAAAATTCCACTGTCTAAAACAGTTGACACTCTTGTGCTGTCTCGCCTGTTTGATCCTACCCGTAAGGGTGGTCACCGCCTTGAGGATTGGGGTAAACGTCTTGGAGAATACAAGGGTGAGTTCAATGACTGGTCTCAGTATTCAGAAGAGATGAAGGAATACTGCAAGCAAGATGTTAAGGTTACTGAGCTAGTCTATCAGGAGTTGATGAAGGAAGGTGCTAAGTTTAGTCAGTCTTCTATCAACCTTGAGCATCAAATCCATGCCATCATGTGTGAGCAGGAGGTTAACGGATTTGAGCTTGACACTGATCTAGCAGAAGAAATCTATACGACATGCCTTGCTGAGACTAACCGCATTGAGGCAGAGATCAAGGAGTTCATGGTTCCTATCGCAGTACCCGTCAAGGAAGTTATCTTGAAGCACAAGAAGGATGGCTCTATCTTTGCCAACCAATTGCTTGAGGGCTGTAATGTCTGGGGTGACTACACCAAGATCATGTGGGAGGAGTTCAATCTTGCATCACCTACACAGATCAACAAGCGCCTTGATAAGCTGGGCTGGAAGCCAACAGTCAAAACAAAGTCTGGTGATTCATATAAAATTTGCCCAGAAAATTTAGCAACCATCCCTGACTCAGCTCCTCAGGCAGTGAAGGGTCTCAAGGTATGGAAGGTACTGGAGACACGTTGGAAGCTGGCCTCTGAATGGCTACAAGGCTCTCAGGTAGACGGTAGGGTACACGGCAGGGTCATCACACCCGGTGCTGTTACACATCGTGCAGCACACCGTGGCCCTAACATGGCTAACATCCCGTCCGTACCTCACGGTAAGGATGGTATCCTGTGGAAGATGGATGGCTTGTATGCTGCTGAGTGTCGGCAAGTGTTCAAGGTTCCTGAGGGTAAGTTGCTTGTGGGTACGGATGCAGCAGGGATTCAGTTGCGAGTGCTTGCCCACTACATGAACGATCCTGTTTACACTGAGCAAGTGATTGACGGTGACATCCACACGTTTAACATGAATGCGCTGGGTAAGTTCTGTAAGGACAGGCCCACAGCCAAGACATTTATCT